TTCTATCCGATTGGAGTTAACATAATGGCTGATAATGACAAAGAGCGTGAGGCTTTTCTGATCAAGATTGGTCAGGTTACCCCTAGCGCAGAAAAGAAAGAACCAAAACCAACAAAGAAAGATGAGGAGTAACCCGTGGCAATCACGCTTAATAACAAAGTCGGAGTAAAAATTGGATCCGTGGATTTATCGGATCATGTAACATCCGTAACGCTAAACCAAACCTTTGACGAACTTGAGGTCAGCGCGATGGGCGATCTCGCACACAAATTTGTAAAGGGTTTGGAATCAGCTACCCTTACTGTGTCATTTTTGAATGACCAGGGAGCTGCCTCAGTACTAGATACCTTGTCAGATGCTTTTGGTACAACAGTTGCATTCAAGCTTCTACAAGATTCAGCAGCAGCAGTATCAGCGACAAACAAGCTGTTTAGTGGCGATCTGTTGGTCAACAATCTAACACCTATCAACGGCGGTGTCGGCGATATGTCCACACAAGACATCACTTTTACTGTAAACTCAGTAGTAACAGTAGCCGACTCAGGCACGTTCTAATTTAACAAAGGGGCAAACATGGCAAGAATAATAGTAACAAGGGCTGATGGAACTAAGAGCACACACTCTTTAACGCCATCTGTTGAATATGCTTTTGAGCAGCAGTTCCGCAAAGGCTTTCATAAGGCAATACGCGAGGATGAACGGCAAGAGCACATCTATTGGCTTGCGTGGGAATGTCTTCGCCGCGCAGATGCGCCTGATGTCAAACCTTTTGGCTCAGCGTTTCTAGATACCATAGCTGCGGTAGATGTGGTGGCAGACGATTCCCCAAATGGCTAACGCGCGATTCCTTTACATATAGGATTGCTCAACTGAGCATTCACACAGGAATTGCGCCTAGCGAGTTTATTAACATGGACACAGACTTGCTAAAGGCTTTTTATGAAGTCTTAAAGCAGCAGGCAAGAGAGCGAGAAAATGCCAATCGTGGTAGAAGGAATCGTAGGGCTTAGAAAAGCTTTGCGTAATTACGATACTAACCTGCTTAAAGAGTTTGATACTAAAGTTAAAGCAGAACTCAAGCCGATTGTCAATGATGCTAAAAGTAAAGTCCCAAATAGTCCACCTGGCAATTTGTATAACTGGAAAGATACAGGCAGAGAACGCAAGAGCCGAACGGGCAGGGCTAGGGCATTTCCTAGTTACAATCCTAGTCTAATTAAAAAAGGCTTGACTTATTCTTTAGCAAAAAACAGACAAGACAAAACTGGATTTGTTTCTATGTTCACTTTATTCAATAGATCAGCAGCAGGTGCGATAATTGAAACCGCTGGCAGAGCAAATCCATCAGGATCATCACGCAGCGAATCAAATAACCCTAATGCTGGTCGCGCCTTTATCGGTGCTATGAATGATATTGGTGGCTTAAAAGATTACAAAGGGCAAGGACAAAAAACAACAGGCCGATTATTGTTTGCAGCGTATTGGCGTAACCGAGGCAAAGCCCTAGATGCGATTATGAAGGCAATTGACGTTGCAAATGTCCAAGTAGGTCGGGAAATTGACAAAAGCAAGAAATTGGTGGCGTAATGGCTTCTTCAGATATTCTAATTAATATTATTGGACAATTCCAAAAAAAGGGATTCAACGATGCAGATAAAGCATTTGGCAAACTAGAAAAAAGCGCCAAATCATTAGGTCGCGTAATAGGCGTTTCTTTAAGTGCTGCCGCTATAACTGCGTATAGTAAAAAAGCTATATCTGCTGCAAATGCAGACATAAAATCACAAAGACTTTTAGCTGTATCGCTTAACAATGTCGGTTTAGCTTACGCTAAAGTAGATGTTGAACAATTTATACAAAGATTACAAGAACAAACAGGCATTTTAGATAATGAGTTAAGACCTGCATTTGCTCAGTTAGCACAAATAACGGGATCAGTTCGCCGTTCCCAAGAGTTGCTTGGACTTGCTTTTGACGTTTCTGCCGGCTCAGGTAAAGACATTAATTCCGTTGTTGACATTTTGACTAAAGCATTTTTAGGCAATACAAAAGGTTTGAAATCTTTAAACTTAGCTTACACAGATGCCGAACTTAAGGCAATGGATTTCAATAAAGTTGTAACAATCCTATCTCAGCAGTTTGCAGGCCAAGGCGCAGCTTCAGTTGAAGGTTTTGAAGGCAAGATGAACTTGCTCAATGTTGCAGCTTCCAATGCAACAGAAACAATTGGCGTGTCTTTGATAACTGCACTTGAATTGTTATCAGCCGATAATTCTATTGAAACTGCTACAAAGAAAATGAAAGGTTTTGGAGATGCTATTGCCAATAACATTACGGCAACAGCATATTTGATTAGAGAATTAGGCAAGATACCCGGCGCAGGTGTTCTAGGCAATATATTTGGTTTTATTGAAGATCGGATTTCTTTCTTCTCACCTTCCAATGCCGCTAACCTGTTAAAACAGATCAAAGGCTTTCAAGGTATGGGCAACATATCTGTTACCAAATCTAGCCAAGATACACAAAAGGCACAGATTGATGAAGCAAGACGAGCCGAAGAAGCAGCTCTAAAACGCCAGAAAGAAATCTTGGCATTGTTAAAGCAACAAACTAAACAACAAAAAGCCATGGCCGCTGCTGCCAAAAAACAGAAACAAGAAGAAGGCATACTAGCTGAAATCAATAAGCGATTTGAAATGGATCGTATACAAATTGCTGCGGCTTTAGGCGGTCAGATTAATGATGTAGAACGCCTACGCCTAGAACTAATGCAGGCCATTCTTGATGAAGATGTAAAGCGAGCCATTATTCTTGAAGGTCAATTAATCAAAGCTGAGGCTGCTGCTGCTGAGTTGGCTTTGTTGCTAGATAGCTTAGATGAAATGGTTGGAGATCCATTTGCTGATTGGCCTGCGACCATTACACGCATTAAAGAATTACTTAAGACACTTAACATTAAAATACCTATTGAAACCCTATTTGCTGAAAAAGGATTAAAACTAGATCAAGACAAAATGACAGTTACCAAGCTTGAGCGCATGGATGTAACTGCCACAAATGTTTACATAAATGGTGCAAGGCCGCTTGATGAGTTTGTTAATCCATTTAAACCTTTAACTATTGAACATGCTATTGCAGAAGGCATAAGAGCCGATTTAGCTTTGAGCGATGCAGATGCTTTGTTGGGAGAATCTGAAGCAGCGTTAGCATTAATTGAATCTGAAAGAGCTTTAGCCGAGGCAGAAAATGCAATCAGAGCAGCTGAACTTGCAGCACTTTTTGCCAAATTAGGTCTTGATTCTGAAGGCAATCCAATGACTACAACTACGATAAATGTTAATGTTGAAGGCAACGTTACAAGTGCTGAAGATTTGGCTGAGGTTATTACAGACATTCAATACAATTATCAAAGAACAGGCAAGGGCATACTGCTAAGCAGTAGGGCGATTTAATGCCAGCACCAACGCTGCGTGTCTTTGTTGACTTTGATAGTGAAACCGCTTTTGAAATTAACCCCTTAATCTTAGGTAGCGCAACTGAAGGCATACTAGATACCAATACGCTCGGTTCAGGCACGTTGCCTGTTGAGATAACAGACCTAGTTACTAGAGTTGCTATACGCCGTGGTCGCAATCGTTTAACATCCCAGTTTGAGGCTGGAACAGCTAATGTGACTTTATACGATCAGAATGGTGATTGGAATCCCACCAACCCAAACAGTATCTACTTTCCAAACCTTGTTCCGCTTAGGCAGATAATTATCTACGCTACTTATGCTTCCAATGATTACTTTTTATTCTCAGGCTTTATCACTAACTATGACACAGGCTTTAGGCAAGGCAACGATGAACTAAGCACAGTTACCCTGCGTTGCGTAGATGGCTTTAAACTGCTTGCAGGCTCAGGCATAACAACTGTTACAGGCTCAGGGGTACAAACTTCAGGGGCTAGAGTAAATGCCATCCTAGATGAGATTGAATGGCCTTTAAGTTTGCGTAACGTAGATACAGGCGATTCAACCCTTCAGGCAGACCCAGGCACAGACAGGAATGCCCTTCAGGCGTTGTTTAACGTGGAACAGAGCGAGTTTGGGGGCATCTTCCTAGATGCCAATGGCAAGGTTGATTTCGTAAGCCGTAATGCCCTTATAGCCACGCCAGCGTTCCCGGTCTATGAGTTTAGCGATCAAGGGGTTGACATCTCATACACCAATGCCGTAGTTGCTTTTGATGATACAAACCTAATAAATGATGTGACTATTGAACGCCTAGGCGGTACTGCTCAGAATGTCTTTGACCAGCCTTCCATTGATAAGTTTTTCCTACATTCAGGGCAGCGTTCAGGCATATTGGTACAGACCGATGCTGAGGCTTTGAGCCAAGCGCAAGGCATTCTAGCCACACGTAAAGACCCTGAAGTACGCATAGATAGCATTCAGCTAAATCTCTATGATGATACAAACGCCAATAAGCCATTGGCAGGGGTAGACATAGAATTGCTTGATGGTGTAACAGTTACTAAGACTACCCCTGGCTCATCCAGCGTGGTGCAATCAAGCCTAGTAAATGCTATTCATCACGACATTACCAA